AACTGAGATGTCTTGGCATGGAAATCCGCCAGATACAACGTCAACAATTCCTCGCCACGGCTTTCCGTCAAAGGTTTGTACGTCATCCCAAATCGGGAAAGGCGGGAGAATTTTGTCATTTTGTCGGGCGCACAATACGCTTGCTGGGTATTGCTCCCACTCAACGGCGCAGACAGTTCTCCATCCAAGCAAGTGTCCCCCAAGTATTCCTCCACCAGCACCTGCGAAAAGAGCCAACTCATTCACATAACCTCCGCAACACGTTGTGCAATTCTTGTTCTAAATTGGCCCATATCTTCACCGGGTCTAGGTTGCATACCTAACTCACGGGCTTTGTCCATCGTAAGCTGCTCAGTAGAGTACCAAGGAAGTGCAGGTTTCTTAGGTGCTTTAGCTTTCATTTCTAGTTCGTCAAAGTAACGACCTTGGTTTAACCATGTAGCGGGATGCGGAATAAAGTCCGTATCTGTTTCTTTTAACTTCCAGTATTCAAGGTGTGTGTCTATTGTTTCTACAGCTAATTCTTGTTCATCCATTGGAAGTCTTGCATACGCTTGCATAGCTGCTTTTTTAGCAATCTTGCGAGGGTATTTAGACCAAAATTCATCAAAACTCATTGTTCATCTCCTTTACATAGTTTAGATAGCTTAACTAATGTTTTCAATTAGCGCAACTTTATTTTTACATTGTTTTCTTTTGACATAACTTCCCCAAGGGTGGATAGCTCGTAGTTTCCTACTGCTTTCCTACCTGACCCATATCTTTAAGATACCAGTCCTACCTGAGTTAATGTTCAATCGTATACAGGTCTTGTCCCACCTATGTCCCTGTATCTTGTGCTGTACCCATTTAAGTCAGCGAGGCTTGCTGTCGGGTGTATGACTAGCCTATGTTTACTTCCACGCCACCCATGTAGGTGCTTGTTATCGTATGGAGTACGGAAGAAATGGCAACAAAAAAGCCGCTTAAATCTGTGACTTGGTGACGATCCTTTTTTAAGGGATTCCCTTTTGGGGCAAGACACAGACTTAAACGGCTTACATTGACGTCACATCAACGCTTTAATTATCTACTACTTTAAAACAAAAGTAAAGTGAGCCTCCATAAAGCAGGATTTCCATTAGAAAATTAAACACTCAACTCTGGTGCGAAGCCTGCCAAGGAAACGAACAGAATTGCTTGCCTAAAAATCAGGACGCTAACACCTGACGCTCACTACTTTATTTTGCCCCAAATCTGTTGCCATGTGTCTGGGAACATTTGTTTTCTTGTAAATTTGCCTTCACTAGCTTTTTCTAAGCTAATTGCAAGACAAATCAATTTGTCTTTAGGAATGCCGTTGTTGCGCCATTGCGACACAGCAGCCAAAGTAACACCACAAAGTTTTGCAACTTTAGTAGTGCCGCCTAGAATTTGGATGATTTCGTTATCGTTCATTAACCTATCTTAACATAAATTAGTTGACATACAAATTTAGATTGCTTAATATTCGTATTAGGCAATCACGCCTACAAAGGAAAAAACATGGACGAACAGAAGCAATTTCAAGACGAATACGAACAACGCTTAGAGGAAGCTCTTAACCAAGTCGAGCAAGGCAACATTACAGACGATTACATAGCTATCATCCGTCATGCTTGCAACCTACCTAACCACTCACCCGCAAAACTTTTGCCCGTTATCTACAACTTTGATGAAATCTTTGGAGCAACAAAATGATTATCACAGGATCAAACTCAGACCGTAAACAGTTTCAAATCGCACCCGCTGGTACGCATTTAGCCCGTCTATACCGCATTATTGACCTTGGAACTCAAATGCGTGAGTATGAGGGTAAAGTCACCATGAGTCGCAAAGCAAAGTTCTTTTTTGAGCTGCATGGTGAGGATGTTTACAACAAACCGTTGCTTACAGCAGACGGTAAGCCCTTAATTCAGTCCCGTGAGTACACAGTAAGCCTCAACGAAAAAGCAAACCTGCGCCGTGATCTGGAGGCTTGGCGAGGTAAGGCTTTTACTGAGGAAGAACTGAAAGGTTTTGACATTAGCAACATTCTTGGACACTTTTGCATGGTTAACATTAGCCACCGCCAAAAGGGTGATATGACGTATGCAGACTTAAAAGGAATCTCATCTGTTCCTAATATTTACAAAAAACAAGGTTTGCCAGAAGGCATTAACACCACAATGTTGTTTAGCCTTGATAAGTTTGACGAAACTATGTTTGATTCGTTGTCTGAAAACATCAAGGAAACGATTAAAAAGTCACCTGAGTACCGAAGCATAGGTGAGCAATCTAAAGCGTATCAAGAGGCTTCTGGTGGGTCTGTAGCGGATATGGACAATGACATACCGTTTTAAGGAGCTTATCTTGAACCAAACTGAAGAAGCTATTTTGATTTCTTGGCGGCTTCAGCAATGGTATGAGGGCATGGTTCTTGACCAGAGAGCCATGCAAGACGTACAGGACGCTATTGAGATGCTTAAACAACTAGCTAAACAGGTGCAAAAATGAAAGAACAAAAATTAGATAACGGCGAACAAGAAATTCAAGAAACACTTATTGAATATAGGAAAAAATACCCTTTGATAGAGCCAGAATGGGATGATGTTTGGTTTGGTAAAGAAAACGAACTTACACTTGTTAGAAAATACCAAAATATTGGTCTTTTTAAGATTGCAATTGCATTAGATGGTGAAACTGATATAGATCAAATGTTATCAGTTTGTCTTGTTGACGATGAAATACCTATGCTTATTACTGCACTTCAACATTTGCTTGCAAAGGATGCAAAATGATTGTCAAAACAGCAGATTCGGAGTCAGGCCATTGGTACACACAAACAGGTGAACCAGCTTATCGGGTTGTTGGTAAGAATGGCGTAGAACGCAATACTCGACTGACTGACGCTAGAGAACGGGGTTTAGTACCTAGCGTTACGACTATCAGCGGTTTGCTTGCAAAGCCCGGTCTAAACAACTGGTTGCAGCAACAAGTGCTATTAGCTGCGCTGACGTTACCCAGAATGGAAGGTGAATCAGAGGAAAACTGGTTGCAGCGTGTGATGTCTGATTCTAAATCTACAGGACGGGAAGCAGCAGACCGAGGTACTCGACTGCATGGGGTGCTTGAGAGCTTTTATGAGGGAAAGCTGATTGAGTTTCCTAATTACGTCTACAAGGTGCATTCTGCGCTTGAAAGTCACTTTGGCCCTGCTAATTGGGAAGCAGAACGCAGCTTTTGTTATGGCGGCTACGGCGGCAAAGTTGACCTTATTGCTGAAAACATTGTCGTAGACTTCAAAAGCAAAGAGGGGGATTTGAGTAAGATTACCCCTTATCACGAACAGATCATGCAGCTTGCAGCTTATCGCATGGGTCTAGGCAAGCCTACAGCACGTTGTGCAAACGTCTACTTTACTGAATCTGGTGACGTTCGACTGATTGAGCATTCAGAGCAAGATTTATCTGATGCTTGGGAGTGTTTTCAGTATCTTCTTGCTTTCTACAAAAAGAAGAACAACATATAATCAAATGGCGGGGAACGCTGGTGTCCCTCCCTCCTTGTCCGGTTAGTACCCGCACCCCACATAAATACAACACCTAGGGTTTGTCCCTATAAAATAATGTTGCATTAACTATTTAGCTAGCTTAATATCTAGTCATGGCAACAACGCCACAAATAACCAAGGAAGAACATTATGAACAAGCAAACATTTATCGACAAAACAATCGTTCACATGGGTGAAGTTTGGAAAGTTATTGCTGTAGGTACGCAGACAGACAACAACACTTTTTGCCATTTAGCCAATTTGTGTCGTGGCAAACAACAAAAAAACGGTTTTAACCCAGTTCAAATTAACGATTGGATTGATACAGAAGTACTTAAAGCAGCAAAATAAACCAAACGGGGCGAAAGCCCCATCACTTAGGAAGAATCATGCACATATCGCCAGAATCAGGAAGAAACGACAACATCCACGGTGACGAACAATACCGTGAGCATTTAGGTGCAGAAGCTGTTGACATCTACGATGTGATTTTTGCAATA